ACCAGAGAGAGGCTCAAGCGGATACCGTTAATATGCACGTTATAGAACATACATACATAAGCCTGCTAGCTGATGTTGCTCGTCTCACGGGGTACTCTGAAATACGAGGATCTTATGAAGGGCTGCAATGGTGTCTCCATGAGGCACCTAAGCTAGAGAAGCATGTTTTGGGTTGTATTGAGACTGGGAGGAATCCCGATCTCGACACCTTCCCAAAATGGCTGAGGAGATTAGCAGGCGGATCCGTTATGGATCCGACAAAACTGCGTCTTCTTCGTCAGCTTCTGCTGTTCTGCTATAAGGCCTACGTTACACATGACAAGCAAACAACTGAAAAATCGTTTCAAGATTTTCTTGAAACTAACCGTGGTGTTAGGGAGTTTGGCAATAGCCTTTCGAGGCTCTCGCCTTCACTCCTCAATACCGTTCGTCGTCACGTTCAGTCAGTACTATATCGGTTTCGCGAGAAGGCTATTACGCCATCTCACGGGCCCGGTGCGGTTACCACCTCGAAAGAGAAGTGGACGTACATCTACTCTACCATAGAGTCTATGTACCCGTACAGCGACTGGTATTCCTTGTTTTACAACAGGGATCAACTTGCTCGCTGGGATAGTACCGACTATCGTGAACTCATAGAGGCTAAACTCATTGCTGTCCCAAAAGACAGCAGGGGTCCTCGCCTCATATGTGTTCATCCCTCTGAGTCCATTTGGATTCAGCAGGGCATTCGACGGGAACTAGAGCGCACAATTGCGCTCTATCGGCATCAACCTGGTCCGTGGCCGAGAGGTCACATCCATTTTGATGATCAGTCTGTTAACGGAAGGATTGCTTTATCTTCAAGTCTAGATAGGCGTTATGCCACTCTAGATATGAAAGAGGCGTCCGACCGGATATCGGATGTCCTTGTACAAATCCTTTTTGGATCAAAGTACAAGGCATTCGGGTGTTGTCGGGCTCAGAAGTTCTTCATTCCGAGACAAGGGAACCAACCTTTGTTAAAGGGTGATTTGCACAGCTACGCTCCGATGGGGAACGCAACTACGTTTCCTGTCCAGAGTTTAGTCTTCTGGGCCATATGTGTAGCATCATTACAGCGCCGTGGGTTTCATCAACCCGGCGATGTATATGTGTTCGGTGATGACATCATAGTCCCATCCGAGTGCGCCGAGTTCGTCATTGACGATCTCGAAAGCTTCGGTCTGCTCGTCAATAGGACAAAATCCTTTTGGCGAGGGGCCTTTCGCGAATCCTGTGGCG